GCTGGTTCGATTAAACCTTTCTTGGTGCATTTGTAGACGGTGCGGCAGCACTCGTCTTGAAAGTCTTTGATAACTTGCCAGTCACTCTCTGATCTGCTGGCCTTGTTGTCATTGATGAGGGTCTGAGCTTCGTCTTCTAGTAACTCGTTGTCTTGGTGGCGTTCGATGAATCTGGTGCAAGCCCCCGTCACCTGTCGGTATTTAGTTAGTGCTTTGTCGTTCATAGTTATTTAGATTTATCAATCATTGCGGAGGCACGTTCGTTCATGTCTTGCACCCATCCTGGTTTATGTGAGATTGGTCTGTCATCAACGCAGTTACCAAATATTTGAGAGTCACGAAGAACCATTAGCCCCGTAATAGCGTGAGCTATGTGATGCTCTCCAGAGTCTGGGTCTAAGTCTTCGCCCTCATACCAAGCCTCGATGTGCCGCCATAAGGCATTGTAATAAACTGATGCCCTAACACCAGCTTCACGCCAGTTGTAAGCACCATACTTCAAGTCTCCGTGTAACTTAACCAAACCACATTCCATAAGAACTGGTGCTGGTAGACCAGACATTGGAGCCTTGCGTATGCCAACTCTGTCTTTTGGATTAGTGTCTTTGATCTCTGTCATATCATTGTGGCAAGCAGGGGAGAGTTGCGTCTCCCCCGCCATGCGTCTTGGGGTTTAGTTAGGACAAGGGTTGGCAGTTAAAACGGGGCTTCAACTAACTCTGGCTCTGGTGCAACTGCTTCAGATGCGAAGTCATCCGAACCGCTGTTACCAGCTTCCGTTGGGTCTGGCTCTTTGGCATAGCCAAGGTAATCGTCGAGGTAATCCTGTAGGATGTTGTCGTAGTAGTCTGCGCGGGCGGCAGCTTCATTGGACAGGGAGTTACTAACCACAGCGAAGAGAGGTTTCTTGAACTTCACAGCACCCTTCTTCTCGTCGGTTGCTTCCTTGATGGCAACAACTGTGTCGTTGTATAGACCGCTGTCACCATTGACGCTATCGACAAACTCAATCCAGGCTGTGAGGGCAGCACCCTTAACTTGGAAGTTGATTAGCTCGTAGTCCTCTGAGCCTGTCTTAGCCATAGCGTAGATAGACTTGGTGAACTTGGCTCCTTGTGTAACCTTAACGTCTGACCATGTGCCAGTAGCAACCATGCCGTCCTTGTTACGAACGGTTAGCTTGTCACCGATACCACGAACTTCGTTAGACCATAGACCAGTTTGCTTGGCCTCAGAGAAACCTTTAACTGTGTTGAGTTGATCCAAGACAATGAAAGCTGTCGAGATGGGCAGGTGCTTCTCTGTGCTTGCTTCTTTGTCCCAGTATTTCCAGTCGCCAGACTGCGTGTCCCACTCTAAGAATTTAGTGGCAGGGTTGGACGAGCCACCCCCAGTTGATGTGTTTCTTGTTCTACTCATAATATTGTATTGCTTGATGTTAGTTAAGGTTTTATGGATGTTGGTTAGGTATGTCAAGGTTTATTTTATAGGAGAATCTCGTAACCGAAACTCCCACCTGATTTTGTCAGACAGGCTCTGCTCTTTGTTTCTTTGCCTGGAATTATTAGTCCAAGATGTCCCCTTGTTCTTGGATGCGGGATACCATCCAGATGCTTTGTAAATTGTTCCCTCATGGACATCCGTATCTTGGTAGCTTAACAGAAGTGTTATGTGAGGAAACTCTTTTTTTATAATCTTTCGCATGATGCCGATCATTCGGCTTGCGGTATTTTTCGGTGCGTCGTCTGAGATTGCCATTCGTCTTAGTTCTAGGGCAGTCTTACCTTCTTTTAATCTGTTGGCGGCTACTGGGCTAGACCAGATGGCTGAGGCGTATGCTATGTCGTCATACTCTGCGAGAAAACAAACATAGTCTCTGTTTCTTACGACGTTACTCCAATGAATCTTTGGAAACCTGCTGTGCCAAACTTCATTTAATTTGCAAGCTCGCTGAACCTTGCATCTATTTATGGATAAGTGGAGCGCAGAGGTCGGACTTAAACCGCCACAACCACTTCGGAAAAGTGGCATGCTATCTCTTACATCACCTGCGCTTAAATTGTTCACTGTTTATTTTTCTTCCTTTGATTAGCTGTGCGAACCTTGTGACAGGCCACACACACAACTTCTTGTTTGCCGTAGATCATATCTCTGAAGTGTGGGGTTAAAGTTTCTAGGGTTTGAACATCGGTGAAGGGTGTGATGCCATCTACGTGGTCAATCTCATACACACTCTTGGCTCGCTTTTCCAGGGTTCCGTCAATCTTTGTGCGCCTCTCCTTCTCTGACATCCCCATCTCCTTGCCGCAGTCTACACAGACCACGACGAACCGTTCTCTACCTGTAGCTGGGTTGATGCCACGCTGACGAACCGATTGGATGAAGGTCTTGCGGGACGAGTTGCGCCAGCAGGGTCTGAGGGCAGACTTAATCATGGTGCGGAACTTACCTTCCGTCATGCCTAAGACTGAATTGATTTCACCCCTAGCCATGCTGCGATAACTCTTCTTCGGTTGGCTCGTAAGGCAGGTCTGGCTCGTCTATCTGTGCTAGAAAGTGGGTGGTGTCCTTACCCATACGTTCGTGCGCTCCGATGAGAAGTTTGCGGTGTGCTTTGAACTCTGAAGAGTTGGGATGGTTCAAGCAAAAATACATTGCTCTGCCCATTACGTCCAGGGCTTCAAGCATTGTGTCTGCATATTGTCGTGCTTCGTCTAGGTCTGTTGTCATATTTCTTCTAGTAATTAGATTAATCCTTCTGAGAGAATGTTGAATGCCACGGCTGCACATTGCGGAACTTGTCCGTTTCCAATGGCTTTAACTCTGTCCATCCTATGGGCCACCCCATCAGGTGTTCCGTCACTAACGGCTTCAGGTAACGACCAATCAAGTGGGGATGTATTGTTCCAATACGCCCAACTAACATCGTTCCGTGAGTCCCGTTGTCCTCTGAGGGAGCTAGTTTGCGAATAGGTTTGAAGTCTTGACTCGTTGTTGGTGTAGGCCAATACCCACATTCTGTCTCTTTTATGGGGCGCACCGATGTTCCCAGCTCCGATAACTCCCCATCGAGCATTATACCCCAACGAGGCCAAGTCTTCGAGGACAACTCCAAGTCCCCTAGTTCGCAACACAGGTGAGTTCTCGGCAAAGACAAATAGAGGTTGCATTTCTCCAATGAGTCTCGCATACTCCTTCCATAGCTTTGAACGCTCTCCAGTAATTCCTTCGCCTGTACCTGCCGCAGAGATGTCTTGGCAGGGGAATCCTCCGCAAAGAACATCAACTGTTCCTCTCCACGGCTTTCCGTCGAGGGTGCAGACGTCATCCCAGATTGGGAAGTTGGGAAGGATACCGTCTCGTTGTCTGGCGAGTAGGACATCTCTTGGGTATTGTTCAATTTCACAAGCTCCGATCGGATTGTGTCCAAGTAAGAGGTCAGCGAGAATGCCACCTCCTGCTCCTGCGAAGAGGTGGAAGGTGTTGAGCTTATGTTTGTTTGATTGTGATACCATGTCATCTTATGTTTTAGTTTAGTTCAGTTATCTCAGTAATTGTGATGGGAACATTCGTCTTCTTTAGTTTGTATCCTTTAGTCTTACTACCAGTAGTCAAGCATTTAATTGCTTCCTCCTCGCTGTGTGCTGTTTTAATTGCACCACAGGGTGAAGGCATGTCGAGACGGGTGTATATAATCCTGTAGCATGGCATCAATGGAAACGTCCTATGTGGTTCTTAAAGATGAACTTACCCTTCACATCACGCGCACCTTCTCTCTGCTTGGCAATGTTATACTTCAATGAAACGTAAGCCCCATGCTCCGCATCTACTCGCCTAGCCTCATCCACATCCTTGCCGTCAGGCCACAGAAGTAAGATGATGTCGGAGTCATTTTCAATGTCACCAGAATCCTTGAGGTCATACAAGGTAAGACCAGACTCACGCTTGGCTCCCTCGCGATTGACTTGTGCTAGCAGGAAGACAGGAACGTCCAACTCCATAGCCATCAGTTTCACTTGGTGTGATACCTCAGCTATGCCATCGTTCTTTTTCATGTTGCGATCCCAAGGCACAAGCTGAAGGTAGTCTATGACAATCCATTCAATCTTGTGCTTGCGCTTATACATACGAGCCTTGGCACGTAACTCATCCACACTCTTAACGTAGTGGTTGGTGAAGATAGGAGCCTCTGCCATCTTGTCGGTTGCTTCCCATACACGCTTCTGGTGTTCTGGTTTCATCATCCCATCATGCAAGCGGTTGAGTGGTGTGGCGGCACAGGTTTGAATCATGCGGTTAGCCAGAGACTTGGCTTGCATCTCAAAGGAGAAGTAAAGACCAGGTATGTGGTGGGTAACTGCGTTCTGTAAGACA